CCAGATGAAGATAATTTTATAGATTTTCAGAAATTGAAGAGAAATGGAGACATTTTGACTACTGAATCTAATAAGCCTAGATTATTTACTGCTTGGATTTGGGACTCAACTCCTGAAGTTGATGTTTTACAGTATTCTGCTCAAATAGATTATGATACTTTCAAAACTCAAATGGAAAAGATCACTTGCGAACAACCTACTTTTTTTTGAGTATTCCTGGCTAGAAACAGATTCCGGTCAGTACCCATTACCTTTTGCTATGAAAACAAAATACGGCGAATTGGGAGTTCCTAGTATGATTAAAACTGTCGTATTTTATAAATATGGAAAACAATCTGGTTATAAAGCCCTTAATAGTAAATTTGAGAGTGTTAAAGAAGCTCCTACCTATGAAAAGGCTATACAGATTTGTAAAGACTTAACTTTATTAGATTCAATAAAATTAGATAAAATGGGTTATTCATTTCCTCCTCTAGCATGCTTTAAACTCGCATACTCTACACTTATGACTCAGCATAGTACTGTTAAAAGAAATAAAGATAATGTAGGAAATAAAATGAACTCTGTTACTATCCAAAGAGGTATATGTTCATGTGGGCAAAAGACACTTTGGAATTACAGTCGGGAGAAATTCTTCCAACAGTGCTATAAATGTTACAAACAGCAGAGAGACGGTAAAAAGACAAAAGGAAAGAAATATAAAGTTATAAATCCTGAAGCAATAACACCATCTCAACCTTTGTTTGTTATAAATGATAAGACATACTTCAAATTATATGATTCTACTGGAAAATTTTTACAAAATGTTATTTATGCTACTATGCATGGCAATACTGGTTTTTACTTTAATAAACATGCAATTGAAGGTACACCGATAGAAAATCTTAGAATTGGTAAAGGATTTGAGATTTCTTATCCTTTTAAAAACTTTACCATTGGGAAGAAGTGGATGATTTTTGTCCCTTCGCAGCAGTTCCCTCAGATAGTTACTGAGAGTGTCCGACCGGCTAAATTTGCCTCTCCAGTTTATAATCAAAAAGCAATTTTTAGATTTTGGTCCCCCACTGTTAAAGATTATGTAGAAGATACTGATTATGTATTAAATGAAGACGACTTTGCAGTTGTTAAGATATCCTC